GTGCTTGATCCTATCCGAATTTCACCAGTACCGCTTGTACCGCCTATCTGAATATATCCAGATGTTTGGCCATTTCCTATGTTGAGGTCTTGAGTTGTTGCGTTAAGTGTAACAGCCCCTTGAATAATAGTTGTGCTAGTACCTATAGACGTTCCTATAGTGACAGCAGTAGTGCTGCCACTTGCAGCAAGCGTACCAATATTAATGATTTTCGTTTTACCAGAAGCTACTATTCCTGTAGCCAACTCTACTGTTTGGTTATCAGTTGAACGTCCTATTTGGATAGTATTTGTTCCTGAAGTACCACCCATAGTAAGAGATCCTGTTGTTTGATTAGCTCCAACAGTAATATTTTGAGTAGTTGCTGTAAGAGAAACAGCCCCTGTAGCAGTAAGTGTGCCAGTAATTGTTGGTGATGCAGCTGGAGCTTTTAAAGCAAGATCGTCATTAATAGACTTAAAGTTGCCATCAACCTCATCAACAGTAAGTGGAGCGTTCTTATTAGTAGTGCTTCCTGGTGCTGTAGGAGATGGAGTTCTGTATGTTAAATATGCCATTGATTATCCTTTTAATTCCAGAGTGCTAGCCAGTTAACAGCAACGTTTGATACATCGCTTCCGTCTGTAATATGTACTTCAATATAATTAGCCTTTGCTTCCCATGCAATACTTCCTGTATTAAATAATCCAGGAGAAACTGCTGTAGGAATATCTGAGTCTGATGTCGCTCTAAATCCGTTTAGATCTGTTTGTTGTCGGCCGTCCCATGACACGCTACTAATATTATCAGGAGATCCAGAATTATCAACGCATACCGCGTAACAAACTGATTTATTAGTGTTTAAGAAGGTTTTCCATGCTGATTCTGAGCTACCAAATGCAGTGTCCACAGAAATGTAGTGATTAGCATCTCCCAAGAAGTACAAGATCGTTTGAGAAGTTAATCCAACTGGTTTGTTATTATAAGCATCCAAGACAGACCCAAGAGTGCCGCTTAATCCGTTGATATTATTTAGATCAACTAAAGCTCCTGCAACAGACGTCCACTTATATGATCCAGATTTGCCGTTGTGTTGATTGATTAGACAAACATTTGTTGGACCGAGGGAATTATAATAATTTACAAGGAATTTTCCAGCAGCTTCTCCGGCATTATATGCATTTGCATAACTCACACCATTATACGTAGCATTACTTGTTGCACTACCAGATGTGTCTATGATTATGATAAGGTTGGTAGAATATGTTGGTGTTGCAGAGTATGATGATCCAAGAGCCGGCAAAAATCCTTGCAGGTTGGCCATTGTTTTGCCACCTGGAGGGCTAATAGTTTGTGGAACAGTACCATTAATCGTAACTGTACCATATGTTACAGTAAGTAACTTACTATCTACATATCCTTTATTAACCGCTTGCATTGACGATACAGGAGCAGAGTGCAATGTTAAGAACCCGGCCAAAGTGCCGCCTGATAGTGGAAGTTTTGTGTTATCTGCTACCGTAATATCTGAGGTTCCATCAAACGCTACTCCATTTATGTTACGTGGTGTAACAAGTCGTTGAGCAGTAATAGCAGATCCAGCAGAGGTTGAAGTAGATGCATTACCATTTAATGTAGCTGTGATTGTACCAGCAGAGAAATTTCCAGAATTATCACGTTTAACATTGGTATTTGCAATGTTTGTTGTACTTCCGCTATAATCCAGGTTTATATTTCCACCCAAACTTACAGGCGTTCCATTGATTGTAATAGAAGAGTTTTGAAGTGAACTATTTGGAATACTTGTAACTTTTGTTCCAGCAAGAGATGTAATCCAAGCAGGGTTTGAGTATGATCCAGATGTAACAACGCCGTTTGTTACGGTTAAAGCGTTGCCATTCAATGAAGCTGTGATCATACCAGCAGAGAAATTTCCTGCGGAATCTCGTGCAACTGGAGTACTTGGAGTATTAGCGGATGTGGCAGATGATGTGATAGTTGGATCACCAGCTGTTCCTGTGTCGTTTGTTATTGATAATCCTACGCCAGATACAGCGATTCGACGTGCAACTGAGCTGTCAACGTCAGTCTTAACAACGATACCATTCGTTGCTGGTTTAATCTGAGCATTGAGATTAAGTCGAGCTTGATCAGCAGTTGTAGCGTTGGTTCCACCGTTAGCATACGGTAGCACACCAGAAACCGCTGAGGTTAGTGATATGTTAGAAAGAGTATTGCTATTACCGTTAATGTTTTTGTTGGTAAGGATCTGAGTCCCTGTTAGAGTTACAACAGGAGCTCCAATATCAATAATAGGATTATTTGCAACACCAGTCGAGTTGGTAATGACAATCCCTGAAGATCCTGCAGTTAATCCTCTTGATATAATGCTTCCGTCTTCAGCTCTAACTAAGAGTCCATTCAAAGATAGATTAGATAGAGAAGTTAAAGAAGCATGAGCGTTTTGTTTTAAAGCTAGTTTAGCATTATAATCAGCTTCAAGATCAACCAGTGTAGTATTTGTCAGAGTATCAACAGCCGTTTGAAGACTGCTTAACCCCACATCAAGAAAGATAAAGTTGTCATCTAACTCAGTATTAGTGAGTGCAATTCCTTTTTGTATACGAAGAGTAAGTGCCATATGTATTCCAGTTAAATTACATCTGTAATGGTTCTAATGCTGTATATCTTTGGTACAACACTACTATTAGTTGACCGCATAACTAGTTTGATATCATATACATTCCATAGTATATCTGTAGTTAATGAGTAAAAATGCTCATTTGCAGCAAATCGAGTTGGACTATTAACAAAAGACGTGCCATATACACCATTTAAAGGCATCCAACGCCAATCTTGTTCAGCGTGCGTGTTAATATCTGCTGATACTCGAATGTAAGCGTCTATTTCTGCAGGAGATGGACAGTTAGCATCAACAAATAAGTTCATTAACTGATGAAATTCAGAGGTTTGGCGAACGATAGTTTTATACTTCGCTGCCGCTCGGCCATTTAATGGACTAATCTCTGAATTGTTAAACGTAACCCCTGTTCCTGTTCCAGCTCCGGTTGCTATAAAACATATTCCAGGAGTGTTAGCCACTGCTCCAACTAATGTAAAGTCTGTAGTACCAACAGTATGAATCATATAAGGCTGGCCAGCAACAAGGGCAGTCGCATTAACTGTAGTAATGAGCTCATTGGATTGATTATCAATTTTATACGATCGAACATTAACCGAGATTCCATTGATATCAATAACTGGACTAACATATTTATTCGAGGATGTCCCTTGAATGTTTACTGTAGCACTAGTTTTATTTGATAAAGTTGTTGAATGGATTGTTTCGTTCTGAGGAATCGCGATCAATCGTGGAGATTCGAATGGTTGATAATCTTTATGATTAAGATCAAATACTGTAGCGATTCCAGTATAATCATCTTCAGCAATGTTTATTTTATCAGATATCGTAGTATGAGCAAAGTTAGTTGCCATATAATCAACCATTACTTCATTCACACGTATATTCGAATATACAGTGAATGACTTATCTGATTGAAGCACAGGTGGTGTTGGAAAGTTTAACGTGGTAGCAGTAGGTACTGTTGGAGAAGAGTTAGTACCTCTGTTTATGATGGTTGGAATATCTGTCTGTAAAGGACTACCTGCCACGGTAATTGGTGGAGTTACATCAACTACATTAAACTCATCTTTAATGTTCAGAAATCCTGTTTTATTCGCGTTATTAGCTCCTGCTGTTGTAATACGAACAGTATCCTCATCAACAACAGTACAAGTGAAAATACCATTTAAACTTGATGCAACTAAGTTATTATATGCTGTTGATGGTGTAGGAGTTGCTATACCTTCTATCATAATTTTATCATTAGGTACCAATCCGTGCATTGGGATTGTAATGTCTACAACCTTCGATCCTTTTGTTGTATAGATATATGATAGAGGAAGATTAACAGCAGTGCCAAAGTATTTTGTTGGTGTTGCAGAATCTCCTTGTATATTGAAGATAGTGTTAATAGTCTTGGTAGTATCAAACACCGCGATATTTAAGTCGAATTTAATATCTTGGTATGGATCAGGTAACCATGTGTAGTTGTTTTCTGATAAGAATAAGTTGCCAATAGCTTGTTGACTATCGATAACCTTGGCAGTCTTAACGTCAATCTCACCGATCTTCGAACACCATAGATTATATCCAAGTGAAGAAGACTTAACAACAAAGCAGTACTCATCATTTGGTTTAAGATATATCGGAAAATCAAACCGAAAGAATGTTGGAATTGATCCATCTGGACTTTGAGCTGTTGCTGCTCCAGGAACAAGAACTGTACCCCCAGGAAAGATGTTAGATCCAGGCAGTCCGTTGTTCATGTTTCTGAGTTCTAGAACAACTGGCGTTGCCTGATCAACTGTACGGAAATATACACTAATTCCTGTGACAAATACCCCGTCTGGATACATTGAAGACTCAATAAAGAATGATTGAGCTAATGGATCATATGGTGCAACAGATTTTGTGGATTTAACAGTAGCTGCACCAAGACCAAGGTTAACTGGGCATGCAACATCTGCAATCTTAGTCCAGTTGGTTGTTATTGTAACAATCGAATCTGCCGGTAAACCAGATGGTTTAAATCCTGTTAATGAAGGCCGTGAGTCTGTAGAAGTTCCAATCCATTCCTGCCGAAAAATATTAACAGGTACATCCGATCCGCCACGAGTTGCTCGAAATGCAAATGTATGATTAAATGTGCCATTTCCTACAGCTGTTGTGCTTAGATATGTGGCTTCTCCTGGACTAGTACTATTAGTAAATCCCGCAGCAGCTTTCACAACGTTGGTATGAGGAGCATTAACAGAATTCGTGCTAATAGTGACTATTTGAACTGATGATGAAGCTACCGAGTATTCAAAGAACCAACTTTCACATTGTTGGATTGCTGGAGGAGATACAGGAACTGAAGGAGTTACAACCGGATTAACTGAGGTAACAGCTGTATTAACATTAACAACACTTTCAGACGTAAGCTGTGTTTGTTGTAGTTTAAGTGATCCATTAGCTTCATATTGTGCTTCCGCTCCACCATATATAGGATCTGGCACTAAAGATCCACCAACTGTCTTTGTATTATCAACTAACTGAAACTTTAATGATCCACAAAGAAACTTATTCGCTGGAAGATAGAAATGCCCTTTAAGATCCCCTAAAGCATTTGTTTTTAAGGGACTTGTTAAAACTCCATCGACAGCAGAACAAAACTGATCAACACTTGCCCCATTAAAGAATGGATAATATATCGTGTTTGGTTTTAGGCCTTGAGCATAAAATTCTACCGTTCTAGGGCGTATATATAGAATCGAAGTCTCATTAAGAGTAATTGTCTTTGCTGTAGTAGTGGTTGTAACGTTTGCAGTTGTTTGAACAGTTGCTGCAGTTACCTGAACACTACCTACATTGCTTCCTGCTGTTGTAGTCATATAAATTATCTCGTTAAACTTATCAAAAGATTATCTTCCAGCCCGCGACCAAATTATACGATTATAAAGAGGTGCACCAGCATGTAAATATGCTTTAACCTCTGGATCTTCATATAATCTATTTATCAGAGATCGAGCATAGATTCCATTGAATCCATATTGTGCTATAACTGGGCTTAAATGTGCATCATTACTAACCCAGCCCACTCTTCCAAGATTCGTTACCCATTCAAAAGAAATTGCATGTTTGCCTAGCGCTGTATCAGGTCCCCAAGCTACTACCATATTATTGATTTGAGTTACAATCTCTACTGGTGGCGGAGGAGGTACAACTGGAGGAGGCACAGTTATAACAGGTGGTGGAGGTGGTGGCACGAACGGTGGTGGTGGAGGCGCAGCCTGAACCACGATTGGCGGTGGAGGCGGTGCTTGTACGATTATGTCAATCTTAGGAGTATTAACAGTTGTCGTTGTTGTGTTTGTGGCAGCTGAGGCATAAGTAACATCTACCCAGTTATCAACTGAAGGATTCAGTATTAACTTACCTGACCAATTAATAGCATTAAAAGGATTCAAGTTATTTGATCGTGATGCTGCAGTATTACCAAACGCTCTAACTTCTGTATACGGCAAAGTAATTGCTGTACCGGTTTGTTTAAACGTAGTTGAGTTAAGAGTTGTTAATGCAAGAGGCACAGTTCGAGTAACTGTGCCTGGAGCCACGTAGTTTTTATCATATATTGTACACGCATAGTCTGGGCTCAAATAATCTTGATTGGCCACATCCATAAAATTCTCAGACCAAATACCACGAGCCGCTTGTGAATAACCAGACTCAGCATTATCAATCTCAGTATGTTGATCTTGACTTAATGCTAAAGCTGTGTAATATTCATTCCGATCGACCCGCTTTTTAATGTGGTGGATATCCAACATCTGGTATACAGGATTCTCGAATTTCTCAAGAGTAATATCTTCAATGCCTACTGTATATGGTTTCATATACATATAAGCCAACGGAAGTTTATACTCATTTCGAACATATGGAACAATGTCGTTTTTACTTTCTATATCTTTATAATCTACTTGCAAACTATCTGCTTGTCGATTAATGTATAGCATCAGATGTCTTGGCAAGAACTTAACATACTGATAGCTGATATAAGTGGAGTCTTTTGGAGTCTCAAATGCTTTTCCACCATATGCTGGATCAACAAGGCTTAAAGATGCTCCATTCAATCCAATATAATATACTCCAGTTCCACTAACACTAGAAGCAGTGTTTAATATTAGTTCTGTATTGCCTGTAGTAATATTATACGACATCCCAGTGATAGTAGTACCATTCAGATGTCCAGGACCAACAACATACTTGCCTACAAGAACTGTGTGTATATCTTTGATAGACAAGTTTAAATTTTTAAGTGCTATCGTAGTACTACCACTAGTCATTTTCGCTATATTTCTGAAATAATAGCTAGATGGCCGTGTTCTAAAGTCGATGTATTTACGTAACTCAATAAAGTTTTCGCTATCTATTGGAATATCTTGAATATCACCAATATAAGAAAGATCGCCTGTATGTAATCCATAACTATCCACTGACACATACCCACCAGTTCCAAGTGTTGGATATGTGTACTTGACTGCAATCTGACCAGCTGGGATTCTTGCTCTCTTTACCAGTTTTATTGTTCCTACTCCACTTAAATATGGAGTATTTCCAGAATTAAACACAAATTGATTCGTTATTTCAGGATCACTGTTAATATTTGGGGGTAAAGCAACTATATCAGCAGTGTTTGGCACGTATGCACCAGGATTAACTGCCACAGCATACTTGAATGATGTTGGACTAACTATATCAGTTACTTTAGCAACTCCATTATATCCAGATGGTGTTATGTTAGATAGCACAATAGTATCATTGACAATAAGATCATTAGTCTCTGATGTTACTACAGTAGCTTTGCTTGAAGCCCATGTTATACTTTCAATTCCCACCGTTCTACCAGCAACAACTTTATCAATGCTGATAATATCTTGATGAGATAATGCCATAGGAGATCTTGACGGAGTGGTAATTACCACTCCGGATGATGTCGTTACTTTCGTTTTATTCGCTTCAACTACATTTGTTCTGTTGATGGTGCTGTATACCACCATATCACGCCCAAGTAGAGGACTACCACCAGCAATTGTGATTTCGTATGTGAGACCACCACCAGTAATCGATAACAACCCTGTCAAGTCAACAAAACTCTCATATCCTGCGGATGTTATAAACCCAAAGAAGTCAGAAGTAGAGAAATCTTCAAAGATATCAGGAGGAGATAGGGTCATTGATAACGTCCCAACTCCGATATTAGTAAAGGTCTTTGCGTGAATATATGAGTAAGTAGTTGTGTTTACATTGCTACCATTATAAAGAGTTTTAACAATATCATTATCAATCTTAATCATTGGATAAGATGCTGTGCTATAGTTTGTGATAAACGTTTTTGCTAACGTTGCAGTAGCGTTTGTCGTAGCATCTTTTACTGTCGCAGAAAAAGGAACTGCTCTTGGTGAGTTTCGAATTACATATGCGTATCCATTCAAGAAATTATAGATATATGCTACTTGAGTAGAGTCTGTAGTTGATACTATATTATTTCCAGTTGTAATTGTTCCAATAATATTGGATAGTTGTAGACGATGAAGTACTGGAGATCCTTCATTGTTAATAATGTTTCGAATACCGCCGATATCGTTGTACGTATATCCAGTTTCAAGAACGATATAATCAAAAAACATCTTATATACATCAGTAGATCCAATTGTTCCAAGAGCATACTGAAGGTCTTTAAAAACACCATATCCTACAACTTTCAATACTTTTGTGAGAGTGTGTGTAGTACCAGTGCCAGCTCCAGTTAAGTTAATAGCTGTTCCTGCATATGCATCAACAGAACTTGCAGCAAGCTTGATGGTGTTGGCTGTATCGTAGATTACGTAATACGTCGCATTATTTGTTAATCCAGTAATAACTGTACCAGCTCCCATATTATAAATGACAGGAGATCCTGTCGCAAGTTTATGAGCTGTTATTGTAATAACTTCTGTTCCTGTATTAACAGCTGCTGAAGCAAAGGTTACTTGAAGAGGATTAGTATCAACAAACTGAACAAGAGAGTTCTCTACAGGAATATCTTTACAGAAGGTGCCTCCCGCTATATAAACATATGTCATATCAGCAGTATAACGAGTCACTCGATCCATTGTTTTTTGATATTTGGATGCACGAGGTTTGTCCAATGCGATCGGAGTATTAACGATTTGCTCATACTCATATCCACCAAGATAGCATCGGCCACTTGTAACATTAGCCCAAACAAAATTATCATCTGGAGCTTGAGTAATACTTGTGTCTAACCCTGTTACGATAAAGTTACCATTTGCATCGTAAGTTCGACGAGCAAGGGTCTTCATAATCTCAGCATACTGAGTTTTGTTGTTTAAGAAAGTGATACTATTATTCTCAATAGTCATCATTTTAATAAACTTCTCATCATCGATACTAGTTGCATCATCAATCCGAGCTAATACTAATGATATTTTATATCGATCAGCTCCAGGGGCATATTGATTAGGAGCTCCAGCTGCATTATCTAGTAAGCTCTCATCATCATCTGAAGTTACAATAGATTCAACAATATTAAGCCCAACGTGGCAGTTGGTTGTTACAGAGTTGTCTACTTCAATAATAACTGATTGAGTATCAGTATCAACAAAAATCTCTTTAGTATAGAAAGTTCCCGCAGAAAGAGTTGCTACTTTCCCTTTAGTTGCCCCAATCGTATCATGGACTTTAAAGGAAATGATTGAAGTATCAACTGTTTTTAATGGCTCTGATTGATTAAAAACCGATCGACCATCAACTTGGCTCTTAAAATATTTGATATAAAGAGCTGCTGGATCTGTTGATGTAGCTGGTCTATATGCTAATACAATAGCGGTGATATAGTCGTTTATTGTATCATCATCAGTTGGATCAAAGGTTACCGCATTGGTAATCGTTTTACCAAGAAGAGTAGATGGATCGCCGATATCTGATATTGAGATAATATCAGCTGCAGTCAACAGTGATATACCACCAGGAATCACAATGGTATTCTTCTTAAAAAGATGATTACCAACGCTAGATACTTGGTGTTGGAGAATAGATTGAAGCTGGTTCAGCTCTCTTGCTTGAACAGCATATCCAGGCTTAAATAAAACTCGATAAAAGTTTTTATCTTTATCAAAGTCGTCAAAGTATGGGCTTGTATTAAAATTTGTGGTCATATAATGCCTTAAAGTCTGATTGCTGTTTTGATTGATATAGTCTGGTCATCAGTTGGTTGAAATGATGCTCTATTATCAATGAATAGTATGTCTCCGCTATATTTATCCACATTTGGAGGGGTTATGGTTTGAACTTTTGCAACTCCGTTCGTTGCATATGTTAAATTTGAGTAAAGAACTGGACTAACATTATCTGTCGCCTGAACAAGAAGGTTCCATCCAGCTCCAACTACCTCAGCACTAACCACTTGAAACGCAGCCCCGTTAGTGTTATGAATGACGTCATCATTCTGGAACTGTGGGTCACCCAGACCAGTTCGAGTGGTGTCAGGAGTAATCAAGGTTACATACACACTAAAACATGGATATCCCGCAAACCCATTGTATCTATATACAGACCCAAACTCAGATGGGTTCTTAATGATGCCAAGTTGTCTATAATCATTTTCTACCACATACCCTTGATTACGATCGCGAGCTATCGTAGATGACATAGATAAATCTCGGGCAAACAGTTCTTTAATAGCGTTTTTGCCGTGTCCTTTCGGAGGAGCTATAATAGGTCTTGCGTATGCTTGGATCGCTTCATTGTTACCAGTGATCGTGACAGTAGCAACCGTATAATTAAACCCAGGGTTTGTAATAGTAATCTTTGTGATAGCACCTTGAGTAACTGTTGCTACAGCAGTGCAATCCTGACCATCACCTTCTATGGTTACATTGGCCCAAGTATAGTCAAGTCCAGGATTAACGATCTTAATAGCATCGATTGTTCCCGGGACAGCCAACAACTCTGTATTGGCCTGACGAGTATTTAAATCGCCATAAGCAACGTTTGGTACTAACTCGGCACCAGTTCCTGTGCCACTCACAACGATTGAAGATGTTGTATAGCCAATTCCTGGATCAGATACAGTGGCTCCAATAATTTGGCCCGACTCGATGATCGGCGCAATTTGAGCTTTGGTCAGCTCGACCGTCGGGGTCATTGTGGCTGTATTTCCGATAAACAACAGATCCGCCGTTCCGTTTACTTCTGTGCCTGTTAGATGAATTGGAGCTGTTGTTCCTAAAACTTTTGATCCAGATGAAGTTACACGATAAAATATAGAATTTGCTTGAACAATCTGATTATTTGTTACCGTTGCACCGGCAGACCACTGAAGATTGGCAACAAACGGAGCAGCTACTGTTATTACTGGAGTTGTGCTATATCCGTACCCATATACCAGATTTACCATAGCAGTTGCTGTAACTCCTGACGTAGGAGCAGCAATAGAAACCGAAGCTGTTGTATATCCTGCACCACGATTAGTGATATGAATGTCTATAACTCTACCTTCTGGTGAGACAACTGCCGTTGCTGTTGCTCCTATACCGTTACCAGAGATAACAACATTAGGAGGAATATCTGGATTATATCCACTTCCCGGAATACTAACACTAATCGAAGATATCATACTATCGATTGCTATAGAACTTACAGCATTGGCTGTTAATGAGGTTGATATGGAAAGCTTTAATCCTACAAACTTGACGGACATCGTACCATTAGCAACTGTGTCATCGCCAGTATATGTTGGAGCTGCTACTCCTGAAATACCACCTGATACAACCTCATAGATCAGTTCATCATTACTAATATACTGCCCTGTTAGATATGTTGTAGTACTAGCAAAGGGAGTTGAATCAAAAGGAGGAGATACTACAACAGCAGGAGGTAATACATATCCTGCACCAGGATTATCAATTACCACATTAACGATTCTATATGGGTTATTTTTTTGAAACCCATCTCCAAGAACAATAAGATAATCTCCGTTTGTATATCCTGATCCGTAGTTTACAACATTTACTGAATAAATTGATCCTTGTGAGTAAAATGCAGATTTAACAGACGTTGTTACGGGGATATCATCAAGCGTCATAAATTTATTAACTAGTGAGTTTGGAACAGTGTACATAAACTTCCAAATATAACCGTCACTAGTTGATACAGTTTCGTGTGTAGTTGAGTATGGTTTTACTGTTGATGGAGCTCCACCATTATTGTCCAAACACTTATATACGTTACGATCATTTGTAATTACATAAAAAGGCGAGGTTTCAAGTGACATCTCGCCAGAAGTAGATCGTGTTATAACATTAATCGATGTTACTGCCCCTACTGTTCGTTTAGTAAGAGTTATCTGAGTTGCTGTAACTTCATCGATAAAAGTATCTGCATCAATGCCATCTCCTGTTACAAGATTACCTACTGCAATATCAGCTTTATTAAAAGTGCCTGTAAGGTATAGATGGTTTGGCCCATCAGCAGTAGCGGCTGTAGTAAAGATATGACCAATTTTGTCATCGTACATATCATATACCTGTCCAGACACCCAATCATATCGTGGAATAATGAACGATATATCGGCGGAAGTGATTTTCTTAAGGAATATCATCTCCCGCCGAGTCTCATTATCATATGCAAGAGTGTTTAGGGGCTCTTCAACCGTATCAGAATTTCCCATCCAGTCCAGAGTTTTCCCAATAAAGTAGTAGTAATTATTGGTACCAGAGATGATCTCATTATACAACGCTTCTGCAAGAGCTGATTTAAGACCGGTCTTCGTTAATGAAAGAGATGAGATAGGCATAATTTACCAGATAATATGATTAGCTTATTGTAATAACCCAGGTAACTGCAAGAGAGTCTCCAGCTCCTTTGTTAATAACACTGAAAACCGTTCTACACAACATTGTTCCAGCTGTTGATGCATTAAAAATACCAGCCTCAACAACAGCACCAGTTGCAGCACCAGCACCAAAGGTTGCTGTATATGTGACTTGTTTTGAACTAGCTACCCCACCAGCCAACGCTACTCGTGAACCAAGCTGTGATAATAATGCTGTATCTGTTAGCTGAGCTGCGGTACTTGATGCTCCCAATGCCATATGAGACATAACAGCTGATGCAGTACCGGCCATTCTTGAGGCGATAAACTCGAGTCCAGTCGTAACAACCATATTTTTGACTGTTTGTGTACCAACTACGTTCATAAACTCATCATAATGTGTTAAAGTAACTTCGCCGGTTACCTTTAAGTCTTCAATTCTTTCCATGTGTAAGTTCTCCTATGAGATGATTCTTTCGTTTTGTAGATAACCAGCTTCCCAATATACAGGCAGTACAAAATAAGGTTCTGCATATATAATACCGCTAGAACTAACTGAAACACTGTCAGTATTTAGATATTTATCAAATGTTAATGTAGCATTTTCCGTTATAGTAACACCATGCCCCATATTGATTCCTGGCACAATTGTTAATCCAGTATCACCAATAACTACTGTATCTCCAGGCATCGCCTTAGATACAGCTCTTGTCAAGTCTTCTGTAACAGTTACCGTATGTCCAAACGATCTCATATACTGGACAATACGACTAAACACATCATCAATAACAACATTATGAGTATCTATCATAATTGATACAGCAAATCGAATCTCATCTAGCATTTCAACATAATCTCTGATAGCATCTGCTTTAGAAATTATGTTAAGTGATGGATATGCTTGAACATCTAGTGATAGAGTATTATTGATATCATACTGACCAAAATGTTTTGTGCCTGTTGGATGGACTAATTTTCTTAATAAAGTTGAATATTTACTTAATGCCTCATCAATAACAGTAACATATGAGAATGCTTGATAATATCGTGAATCTTCGATATAAGCAACGTCGTCCAATAAATTGTTTGAACTTATATAATATCCAGGATATATGAATAACTGGCCGACAATAAATTTAATATTTGCGTATTGCTCTGTATATACTGTCCCTGGAACGCTTTTGATCTCACCAACAACATCACCAACATATGATGGGTCGGTCATGTAAGAAGAGTTGAGATTTGTATAGTCGTGTTTTACAAACTGGCCAGATTCATTCTGAGCATTAATATAATCATCTGTCTGATATGCTAAAGCATTTAGCTGGATATAAGATCCAACTTGATTTGCAGATATAACGCTTGTTGCTGACATAAAAAGGTTAAAGTCTACTGTATATCCTGTCCCCGCTTTAATAATATCAACAGCCTTAATAGCGCCGTTTACATCAACAGCTTTTATCTTAATTAAAGTGCCAGATCCACTATTTGAGTTAATAGCGAAGATCTGACCAACAGAAAACCCATGTCCTCCATTTTCTATAATAGCTTTTACTGTTGTTGTTTTAACATTTCCAGCTGCAATATTATCTGTTGTTACAACAGAAATAAGCTCGCCATAAGAGAAGAATCTATTAACAAAAAGCTCTACAAAACCATCTTTTCGAGGCGTTGCGTCGATAACATGAGTCCGGTACTGATGGCCAGTATTATCGTTAATTATTAATGATGTTCCTGTAAAATCATTAAGAGTTCCACGAGTAATATCAACAATTAGTGATACTTCTTGCTTCCACTCTCCAACAGACGGTTTAAACGTAAAATCCCAAGGATGAACAATCTGTGAGGGTTTATTGAAAAGAATTTTTAAAAGGAACTCAATACTGTCAGAAGACCCCTTTGATTGATACAGTTGTTTGATATTTCTGATATATATTTTATCAGTATCATTCGACGTTATACCATAGATATCAAGCTGTTGTCTAAAATAAGTAAGAAACTCATCGATAGTATCATCGATATCAAACAAATCTTCATACTGTCCTAAGAAGTACTCATCCTCAAGCCACGTATAGTAAGCCTTCAGAAACTCAATAAACGCTGGATATTCGGCGCGAATAAATTCTGGAACTTGACGAAGAACTGTTAAGTGAGATTTCATTAATTTCTGCTAGATGTGAATGAGTAGTTATCAGCAGTTGGTTCCTGTTTTGCTGTTATAGTAACAAGCTCTGTAGGAATAGATACTATCTGATTTCTAGACGATACTACGTCATTTGATTGTGGTTTAATAATAAATTTAAAGATATTATCAGGTAATCCTGTAATAATAACATTATTTATTGAGAGAATTCCTCTAGCATAATCTATCGTGCCAACATTGTTGTTAATAATATATTTTGATCCATCTGAGAAGTATATTAATCGTAATACACCAGATGTTGTAGGGCCGGCGACATCTTCGATAT